ATTCCAGAAAACAGGTACTTGTGTATGCTATTCTTGGGCACTACAGACCCGCCACCGCTATTTAGTAAGCTTTCTGCAACTGCATCACGATAATCTGGATTAATGTAGTGTAAATTACATCCTAAGAATCCATCACCATCAAATCTTAATGCCACTGCTAATGGTTGGATATCCCAGAATGGATATTTTTCTGGATATTTTACTTTATAATCAAAGAAAAATAGAGATCCCAGAGTAATACCACCAGTGTCTATCGTATCTGCATCCATATCTTGCACTTCGGCAAGAGCATTTGTCAACGCATTGGCATACCATGCACTAGTTCTTCTACCAGTGCCAGCCTGTTCTCTAATATCTTCTGCGATCATGTGAAATACCTAAATCGTCTTCGGTCATGATCTTAAATTCATATTTTCTGTCAGCACAGTATTGTTCTGCTGCCTTCCACTTTGCTTCATTTATAACCCATGTTTGAACAGCATGTGCCCATGCCTTAGTTCTTCTCTTTGGATTCTTTGGAGGAGCCTTGCATTGTTTCTTGGGTTTCACTTCTATCACAACAGATCTTTTCTTTCCATTTGAATCTTGATACTTAATGAAGAAGTCTGGAAAGTATCTGTGTATCTTTTTATCTAAAGGATTTTTATATGGTATCCAAAACTCCTCTGATTGCCATTGACTTATATTCTCTGTCAGATCACAATATTCCATGAACTTTCTCTCCCAAAGAGAACGATAAATGATCTGAGTGGGATCACCTTTATACTTTTTTATATGTTTTGGTTTGAATTTGCCCTTATAAGCCATAAAAACTCGTATACATAGTATGGTAAGTCATATGTTTATTTAGATGGCTGTTAGTATCAATAAATTAAAGAGTTATTTTCAGAAGGTAGGGCCATTAACTGCTGCTACTGATTATCAAACTGTCAATGTAAATGATCCCGAACAACTTTTCAATTTTGAAAAGGCTTTAGGAGCACCTTCCTTATCGAACTACTTTAAGTTCTCTATGGAAATTTCTCCACAAAATGCAGAGACTATAAGACAATTTCCTGACGAAGCAGAAGGGAACGCTAATGTTAACCTAGACGCATTTAGAGAAAAGACTTCAGATGATAACTTAAAAGAGTGTAAAAATTTAGAACAATGGCTGACAGAATCTGGATGTTTTGATAATTGTTATAAAGGAAGAAGGATGGAACTACTAGCAAGTGAAGCAAACTTGCCAGGAACTAACATGCAAGTGGTACAAGAGGTTGGTAGTAGACAGGGTATAAGAGAAAGATTTGCTTCACAAAGACAGTATACAGATATTTCTGTTTCATTTTATGTAACACATGATTATACAAGTCTTAGATTCTTTCAAGAGTGGATAAATTTTATGAATCCACTTTATATCGGACAAATGGGACAGACCTTCCCAAATGCACAAAGAGCGGGATATCCAAATGCAACTGATAAAAATGCATTTCATAGATTTAGATATCCTCATTCTTATAAGAGGGACATTCAAATAACAAAATTTGAAAGAGATGTTAACAAAGGTTTTACAGGTAGGGTTGATAGTGGATTAAAAGAGTGGACTACTGATATGGATGTAGAGGAGGAGGGAAAACCAATTTATGACTCTAGTTACCTACCATCTGTATTGAGTTATAATTTTGTAAATGCATTTCCAGTGGCAATACAGGATATACAATTAAGTTTTGGTGCTGCACAAGTCCTAAAGGTTAGTGTTGATTTCTCTTATGACAGATATTTCATAGTAAAAGGTGATGGAGGAAAATCTTATAAAACTCCAACTGAATTTGAACAATTTGTACCATTGGGAATAACTCCTCAAGTCCTAAGTAGGGGTGAGAATTACCCTTAAAAAACCCCTCTAAATAATAACGAATAATTACTTATTATGCCTTTACCAAAAATTACTACGGCTGAGTATGAATTGACATTGCCCTCTACTGGAAAAACTGTAAAATACAGACCTTTCCTAGTTAGAGAAGAGAAAATACTTATACTTTCGCTTGAATCAGAAGACCAAAAACAAATTACTAATGCTGTTAAACAGGTTCTAAAAGAATGTGTTAAAACAAAAGGTATCAAGATTGATACTTTACCAAGTTTTGATATAGAATATCTGTTCTTGAATATTCGTGCCAAATCTGTTGGTGAAACAATTGATCTTGTTGTTACATGTGGTGATGATGGAGTTACAGAAGTTCCTGTGACTGTTGCTATTGATGATATACAAGTGGTGAAGTCTGATGATCATTCTCCTGACGTTGAATTAGCAGATGGCTATACTGTTAAGATGAAGTATCCTTCATTAAGTCAATTTATAGAGAATAATTTTAATCAGAAAGATGATGACGCCGTTGAAAAATCATTTGAGATCGTAGCATCTTCCATTGATATGGTATATAATGATGAAGAGATGTTTGCAGCATCTGAATGTACTAAAAAAGAACTAAAAGAATGGGTCGAATCTTTGACATCTGAACATTTTCAAAAGATTGAGAAATTTTTTGAAACTATGCCTAAATTAAAACATACTCTTAAAGTTACCAATCCCAAAACAAAAAAAGAAAATACTATAGTATTAGAGGGGCTATCGGATTTTTTCGCCTAAGTATGTCTCATATTGATCTTGAGACATACTTCCGAATCAATTTCGCTCTCATGCAGTATCATAAATATTCTCTAACAGAAATAGAGAACATGCCGCCTTGGGAAAGGGATGTATATGTTGGTTTACTTAAATTACACATTGAAGAAGAACAACTAAAACAAAGAGCTAGGGAAGCACAAGCAAACAATGGCTAAAACTGGAAAGTTATCAGGACTAACAAATCTTGGCAAAAAAACTCTAAAAACAGGTAAGAGTATTGTCAAGAAAAGTAATACGTTACTCAAAAGAAAATTTGGGAAACGTGGGACTGTAAAACTTAAGACTAAGCAAGCCATATCTCAGGTAAAAGGTAAGAATTTACTTGGTGGTGTAGACGAAAAGGTAAAACCATTAACAAAAGACACAAAGGTAAGTCCCAGATCGAAGATCAGTAAGATAGTAAAAAATATAACAAATAACATAGTTCCAAGTTTGGAACAGAAGGTAGAGGGGAGAATTGATAGTTTTGATCCTAATAAGTTACTCGGTAAAATATTTGATGGAGGTCTTGGTGAACTTGATGGATTCGGAGCTGCTCTATCCAAAATGCAAAGGGAACAGTTACCCTTCTTAGAAAGAGCGAATAAATTAGCAGTAGACTTTGTAAGTAAACTTGCCAGTGGTAAAGGTGGCGGTGGCTTCTTAAGAACTGTAGGTAATATAATAAAAGTTATTGCTGCGGCTGGTGTCGCTGCTATTGCTGCACCATTTGTTTTGACAGGTCTAGCTGCGGCTGGTATAGTTGCTGGTGCAAAATTTGTTGGTAGTAAGATAATAGATGGTGTCAAGTCAGTTGGTAAATTCTTTAAGAGAAAAGGCAAAGAAGTCAAAGACAAAGTAAAGACTAAGGCATCTAAGTTTTTTGCTAAATCTCTTGATAAACTTGAAGGTATAATGACGTTCCTTGAAAAGAGAGGAGAACCTAAAGAAGAGGTACAACCCCCTGACGGTGAAGGGAAAAAGGAAACCAGTGTTAAACCAAAAGAAACACCTATGGGTGTTGGAAAAGAGAATGCTACGATTGAAATAACTGATGATGGTAAATTTATAGTCACTAGAACTCCAACCACAGTAGAAGAGGAAGTAGAAGAGAGCAAACCAAAAGGATTACTGAGGGCTGTAACTGGTGTAGCAGATGCCTTCACAGGTGGTATATTTGACTTTGATAAGAGAGGTGACACTAAATTACAAGATCTTGGCCAGGGTTTTGTAGACAATATGACTCTCGGTGGAACTGACTTTGACGAGAAAGGAAGGAGTCCTGTACAGAATGTAATACAGAATGTTTTTGGCCTTGTTAAGAAGGGATTGACAGGTAGAGATGGAGAAAAAGGACAAACAGGTGCCACTGGTGACAGAGGTTTGACAGGAAAAGATATATTATCCAGAGTAAGTGGTATTGCTGATCAAGCAAGTCAGTTTGTTTTTGGTAGTGATTTTAGTGATTTCACTAAAGGATTACTTAACAGTGCAAGTAGTGTCATATTAGGTGGCCCAGTAAAGGCTGAGGAAATACAGACTCCAGATGATTTACAAGTAGAACAATTAAATATACCAGAAGAGGTAACAACTTCTAAGGTCGAATCTAATCTTGAATCATTAAATCAGAGACAGTTGGTTGCTGATGATGTTTCTCAAACTGCAACAAAGTCTGGAGAACCACAGATCGTACCATTGATGTTGAGTGGCAATGGAGGTAAGAATCAGGCTCAAACTCCAACACAAAAGAAAACTATGAAAGAAATGACTCAGGCTGGTAATAATATACCAATACTCTCATCAGTTGATTCGAGGAACATACACCTCCCAAGCACTATGAGTATGTTAAACATAGTAGATGCTCATAACGGAAACTAATGGCTAGAAATCTATCAATATCATCTCTAAAAGTTCAAGATAAGGTTCAAAAGTCTGTAGATCAGGCTGGCATAAGAATCAAGAGAGCTACTAGTCTCTTGAATGAGATGATGTTGAAGAATGATCCTCCAGATAAGTCTACAGTTGATAAGGCAGAAAAATTCGTAAAAGATAGAACTAAAAGCAGTAAAGATCCAGCTAACACTATGATAACTGATATGTTGTTATCTGGTAGTGTTTTTATGTTACCTTTTCTTCTAGCTAGAGGATCTAAAACAAATGAGGTAGATCCTGAGACAGAATTAAAGGAAAGATTTGGTGGGGATGATCAACTGATGAAAGAACAGTTGCAGAAAGAGGATGATCAGAGAAAGGAAGGATTGGAGAATGTTAAAAGTGCTGTTAAGAAAGATGAAAAGGTGGCTTTAGAAAAGAAGAGTGATGTTGATAAAATAAAAGAACCAGAAAAAGATCAAGAAGATCCAGCACAACCTGATCCTCAAAAGGATCAAGAACCTATTCAACAGAAAGGTGAGGAACAGGCGAATGAGGAAGAAAAAGAGGAAAAAGACAAACAGAAGGTAGAAAAAACTAATGAACAACGATTCAAGGAATTGGTTGACAGGTTTGCTAAAATTTCAAAAGGTGATGTTTTTAGTGGACTTGCTAAGGATGTGGTCAAAGGGGCACTCAACACAGGTAAAAAGGCAATAGGTAAGGTGTTCAATTTTTTCACAGGAATACAACCAGCTGAAGCAGTTGAAATGAGTTCTAAAGTACAGAATCTATCAAACATAAAAGAAGTATTCTTACATGATAATACTATTATGAAGAGTAAAACGATTACAGAGGAGGTTCAACCACAAGAAACTGTGATGGGAACTAAAAAAGAAAAACCACTTGAGTATGACCAAGATCTACCAATAGAAGAAAGAAAAAAAATTATATATGAGATGGCCGTGCAAGCAGGAGCTAAGTTCCCTGAGGCAGTTGTCGCACAATATCAGTTGGAAACTACTGCTGGTGAAGATAATATTGGAGACAATAATTTCTTTAACTTGAAGGCAGTAGAGGGAATGGACTATACTGAGGAAGTAGTAGATGAATATGAGGTGGATGGGAAGATAGTTCAAGAGAAAGCTAAGTTTATTAACTTTAACACTGCTCAGGAGGCGGTTGACTATCTCGTAAAATTATGGTATAAAGATTATAAGGGATATACTGGCGTAGAAACAAATTCTGAAAACGCTGGAGAAGTAGCGGAAAAGTTACAAGCAGAAACCTTCGCAACAGATCCTAACTACGCTAATAAATTAAAGAAAATACTAAAACAAAATGAGGGTTTGATTAATAAGATCAAAGAAGGAAAGGCCACTCCAGAAGAGATAAGTAAGTTAGAAATGAAAACTGGATACACAGTTGATGAGTTGGCCTCCGTAGAGGATTACAACCCCGAAATGTTTTCTGAGGGAGGAGGAGACACTACATTACTTATTGTAGATGTTCCACCCGAAAACAGATCACAAGGTATGATTCCTATGAGCAGGGCTTCAAGGCCAGGCAAAACTGAATATATCCCCGTATTTGACCCAATGCGAGTGGCACAACTACATACAATTCATTCACTTAGAGTTTCATAATGTCAGCTCTCAATAAAGTAGATATAAAAAAATGCATAATTACGCCATCAGAAGAGGCTGGATCTAATAAAGAGGTAGAAGATCTTGCGAAAAATGGTGCTTTAAATTTAGCAGAAAGTGGTAGTGTAGTTCATGTTGATTACTTTGAGGACATTTTATCCCCAGCTATAACTGTTTACGTCAA